TTCAACACGTTCCTTACGTCGTTCTTCACGCGATATAAGAAGTTGAATAAATTCATGGTCGTTGTGGTGTTGCTCACCACCAATGGCCTCACGTTCTTGAAGTGCTTCGCGAACAACATCCTGCAAATCTTGTTTCGTTAACCCAGACATCAACCCCTCCCAATATCAAATAGGAATTGTTCCCAAGGAAAACCCGCTCCGGGGTCGACCTTACGCTCGGGTGACAGATCACTGTGCCGCACTACTTTTTCAATCGGCCACATGTCTTCCCATTCTTTAGTCTGTTCAACTATTGCGTCATACTGTCCATCTTCCAAATACGGTGTTTTAATTGTTTCGATAAACGAACCATAATCATGCTGCCCCTTAACAAGTGCTTCTAACCCCAGCGAATTAATGTTATAACCTTTCGCGTGGTAAGCGCCCTCTGTATCTTTACGCAGACGAAAATTAGTGGCGTCCGGTGCAATTAAAGAATGTGCTGATAAACCACTACGGTTTAAGAATTGTACGGCATGGGAATCCCAACCATTACCCCCGATGAACTCACCCATAGCGTGTACCACAATAATTTTTGGCACCTGTACTTTCTTACCGCCATGTTTTAGGTGTACTTTATTTATTCTCATAATTTTTCCTTCACTGCACTTTTGAATTGTTCAATTGTTCTGTTTGGTAAAGAATGTTGGGCACGTAACATATTTATTTCATCGAGGATAACTAATGCAACTGCTTTAGCTATACCCCTACTTCCTGTGTTTAACTCCGCAGCCACTCGGCTGTTTTTATCTAACTCATCAATATCGAGATCGTGTTGTGCATCACCTTTATTAATGTGCAATTGTACAATTACGTCTGCACCGGACTCATTATCGGTTATAACATCAAATGATTTTTCACCATGACCGTTTATGGTTGCGGTGATTCCTGCGACGACTAATTCTGCTTGAAGGGTTGGGGTGTCGTACCTTTCAGTTGTTAGCGTGTATTTCATTATTCCGCCTCCACATCTAAAACTCTATAAGTAGCTAATAAGGTCATAGTTCCAGAAGCAGTGAAATTCATCATTTGCACAAAATGTAACCCATCATAAGTGGGCTTATCATTTCTAGAAACTAAATTATGCTCATCTTCGGTGTTGCTTGATTCCGCATAAGCTCTTCTCGCCGTATCGGTTACGCCATCTATAAAAACTTGGTTATATATATTTGAACCGGCAGAGCTGCTTCTGGTTGTGTTAATGCAAACACCTTTGACTCTGCTACCAAAACAAAACGCCTGCATTTCATCGGCGGGGACAAAAGATGTGGCTGTTGTTGTTGGGCCTGAGGTTATCCCTTGTGCACTAACAACCTGCTTCACCGTCTTAACGTAATTCTGATTTATCCCTGCTAACGTCTTAACAGATAAGATTGTGCCTGCGTTATAAATCGTGCTTAAGAAACTCGAACGGTCATCGTTCCAGTGGGCGAGTTCGGATAGTTGTTGGGTGGAGTATTCAGGGAGGTGGACGCCTTCATAGTATTTAACGTAGTACCATTTAACATCCGCATTTTCGCCTGCTGCTGTAGAATTATCTCCAAACAATACTTTATTGCTTGCGGTTGAGTCAGTAAATAAACCAGCCCCATCAAACATTAATTTATTATCGACGTAAAAATAAAAATCTGAATCCTTCGTAACAGCTAAGTAATCATGCTTTATTTTAGCGTCTATTTGAACAAACCCGTAGAATACGCCGCCTGTTCTAACCTCTATAAAATATTCGTGGTGATAGAACGCCACTTGATTTGTTCCGTCACCGATATAATATTCAGCAACGGGCTGGTTTGTCGTGGCGGTGGCGTTTTCTATTTTTAAGCTCCATGCGTGAGTAGTGCCCGTTCCATTTACAAAGGTTGTTGTTTTACTGTAATTGCCATCTTGTGTTGAAGCATACCCTGCGCCATTCTGCATCCAGTAATCACCTTCGGCTACAAAACAATCTGCTTCCGTTCCTGCGCCTGTCCATGTGAATGAGCCGTTATTAGCATGAGAAGGCAATACTGATCCGTCACTCGCGTCATTCGTCCATGTTGGGGCTAATGGAAATCCACCACCGATACTTGTATGACCCTCTTCAAAGGCTCGATCTAATGTAAAAGTTTGTGAGGTTAAAGGTGTGCCTTCGCTTGCGCCATCAACATACAAAGTAAGAAAGTCTGATCCGTCCCCTTCTGCACGATAACGAATTGCGACCGTATGATTGCCCGTTGAAATATCGGTCGTGCCGGTGATGGTAGATTTAGTTTCGTCGTTTTCGTAAAAATCAACTTGGGTATAACCTGTCGTGACGTTACAACGTAAAACAATGCGGTTAGCGTCTGTGCTTAAACCTGAATCGTAAAAAGTTTTATCTTTATCCCAACCAATACCCGATATGTTTAACGTGCCACGTTTATGATTAAGGTCTGCATTTTTAAAATAAAAACCACCGGACTGATCTAAGGTTGCGCCTTCGTAAGAAGTGATTGCGCCGTCGAAATTGGTTAAGCCTGAGTTGAGGATTGTTGTTGCTGGCTCAATAAGAAATAAAGAAGTAACAGATGATGCAGACCAAGTTGGCGTGCCATCACCCACAGACCCTACGCCATGAGGGTATGTTTCAAACGTAGCATCAGATTTCCATTGCCAATAATTAGAAGTATCTACAGCACCACTTGACTTTAAAACAATATGATATTGTGTATCAGCCGTTACATTTGGATTAGTTGCAAAAACAAATTTAACCCATTCACCATCTGTATTGTCAGTATGAAGTTTCCCGCTTTGTGCTGTAGCTGTGCCGTTACTAATAACCGCATTTGGATCACCCGCAGTATCAGAATAAATATATAATTCTAAATCATTAGCAGGGTTGCCTTGCTTATTAATTTTAACCCATACACTTGCTAAGTCTGTTGTTTGACCAACCTTAAACCCTTGTGAGCGATACGTGTCACCTGCATTTCTAGCTAAATCCACCTGACCTGCTGAAATACTATACTGAGTAGCAATCTCACCCAACGTCCCATCCGGTAATCCCCCATACCCCATACCACCCCATTGTTGATTGAAGGAGGAAGGTAAGCTACCTGCTTTCTGGATTTCTTGCAAGCCTTTTGATTGGTCTGGATGGATGAGGTTGACTAAAGAATGTTTAAATGCGTTTTGATTATTGGCCGCAAAAGCATCGATATTAGCTTTATAATCCGCCGCTGTTTGTGTAGTGAAATCTGGTAATGGCATCTTAAACTCCTATAGCTTTCCAGTCTACTGTTCCGGCTAACCCAACACCGTCAGTGTCGAATAATTTAATGGTAAACTGTGTAGTCGTTTTTCCGGAGATAGCGAATATCACGGCGGAAGAACTAATTGGTGTTATATCCACGTGAGGTTCATTATGGAACGGGACAACAAACACAATCGTTGTGCCGCTTACGTCAACAGCCACGTTCTCTGCTTTTTGTGTAAACTCAACGGCATCCACAACCTGTGTGAACTCAGTAAGTATAGCAACCCCGACACCAGTGTCAATGTGGGCGCGTGATTTTAAATAACGAAATGTAGCATTACCCAAACTCCACGGTTCAAACCCATCGTAAGAACCGGCTACTGTTTTATAATCAATCTCTAGATTTGGGCTGGCCGACCCTGTTATTTCTGTCGGTGCGAGGTAAGACGTAATGATGGCAGATATACGGCTTTCGTCATCAAAACCGTTATCATATTCCGGCGCCTCATAATAACAATCCGCATATGGATTAGGAACAGTAATATCAAACGTATCCCATGTATCCAAACTAGCAGCGTCCTGACTGTCTGGCACAAGTTTCCCTGTGTGATGCCATATCATATTAGTTAACGTTCCCAATACAAATGGAGCGTAAGAACTCGCATCAATTACATCGAAGTCACTGGAGAACGTAACAGTAAAACTATCCTCCGTATCCGAATAAACATTTGACGTGTTTATAGCCTTTATCATTAACAACCATGTGCCATCCTGTATGTCTACGGTTGTTATGTTTGTCCCTTTGGTCACGGCGTTTAAAATAACCCCATCAAGCCACAACCCAGACCCTGTTGATTCTAAATACCTTATCTCATAACCACTTAAATCAGTGTCGGTTACAAGGTTCCACTTCATAACAAGCGAAGCCCCGTTTTGATACGCTGAAAATCCTGTGACATCGGATGGCGGGTCAAACTTACCAACAACAGTGTGCGCCGTTACAGTTAACCAATCCGATGAAGTACCATCCCCGGCAGCGGAACGGATACGAAAATCATAATCAATGCTACTTAGAACACCCAACACATGTGTCTCTGTACTTTCCGCGCCCAGTACGTTCGTTGAACTTGTCCATAAAGAGTCGGCACTTTTTTTATACTGTACCTCATACCCCACAACCTTTGCGTCAATAGCGGCAACCCATGTTAATTTTGCCCGAGGGACAATCGTGCCGTCTGGTTGTTGAAATAATTCTGTTGAACCACTTGTAATAACCAAACCAGTAGGCGCTGTTAAAATATCTGGTGGTAAATCAGGTTCAACGACAATAACGCTCGGGACGTACTGAACTCTATGTTGTGATGAAAATAAACACCCATTATTCAAACCAGAGAAATAACTTGAACGGCGCTCACCACCACTGCCAAGAAATATTTTACCGGCATTGGGTAGCGGTGGGAGTGCATACGATACCGAACCCCTACATAACAATAAGTTCGTGTTATCAAAAGTAGCAACCGCAGTAGAACCATCTAAAATAATATGCATAGAACCAGCACCACCACCCGCACCACCACCCGCGGCCATCGGGTAACCAAGAACACGCGATGTGTTAGTGCTACCAGAAGAACCATCGTTACCACTTAAATCAATACTGCCAGAAACACCGAAACCAAGCCCCCGCCCAATATAAAGTAACCCTGCGCCCGCAGTACCGGCATTGCCGCCGGTTGCTTTTGTGCCATCCGCACTATCTTGCCATGCACCACCAGAACCACCGCGGCTCCCCCGCAAGTTACTTGGTATCCCGTTAAGCGTTTCGGCTACGGAATCATAACCAAGGGAAAGTTCTGGCACGGCAGCATTAAGGCCGGAATATACTGGGCGCGAAGTGGAATACTCCACCCACTCTTGTGACACCTTTGGAGACCCGTGTGTATATAAACCACCCTGTGCTTGGGATGTTCCAACGTAACCCGATGTATTTATCCCGGTGCTAGATAACCCCTTACCGTTAACCGTTCCATTAATAGTCAAGAAACCTTTCACACGTAACTGGACATTATCCGTTGTTGTTACTGTAACGCCAGCGTCAATAGTTAAGTCACCGTCGTGGTAATAAATGTAGCTCGCATTTTTTAAATCAGCACCACCTGTTAACTGTGTGTCAGCAATAATGTGATTGGCAGAATAGTCCGTGCCAGCATCGTAACCGCCCCCAACATAAGTCTTCAGGTCGTTACCCTCCTGTGTATAGTACGCATCATTAAGAACTGTTGTTGCTGTTGCACGCACAATTGTTCCTGCTTTAGCAGCAGAACCAAACAAGGATAAACGAACAGTACCACGCACCCAGTCTATAGCGATACGCTGTATTTCAAAAGAACGGTTCAGGGCTGTGTCCGTGTTATAGTCCATGACTTGCAACAGGTTTAACTTAACAACATCCCCGACCTCAAGTGTGTTCAACGAGAAATGTGTTTCCACATCAATACGCATTGGCGGTTCTGTAAACCTATCACGTAGGCTATCAAAAATTTGTTCTATAGTTGTGCTTGTGTGCACATTACCATGCACCCCGCGGAATTTTACTGTTGCAGTTTTAGATTGCCCATGTATCGCAATACTCTGTGTATCAAATAAAATATTTTTCCGTGTAAACTTCCCCTTTGTTGATTCCCAGTTCCACAAGAATTCAAGGTGGTTACGTACAGCCGCCATGTCGTGTGTCAAAGAACCATACGAACGTACATTCGATTCGGTTAACTCAAGTACATGCGGTGCGTCCGCAATAACATGTGTCATACGGCGTAGTCCAAGTTCACCAGTAGCATAAATAATATTAAAGCACGCTACGGCAAGATTTATTTGTTCTTCAATAAACTTTTTACCGTCTTGTTTTTCTTCCCCTTCAAAACGTAAAACAGCACCAATAGCCTCATCTGTTAGATCCCACAAATCGTCGCCGATACCAGTAAAGTCTGCTAAGTATACATAATCAGTACTTATACCAAGATGCCATGAGTCAGGTAGGTTAGCAGAGTCGTTATGTAAAATACCTGTCATTAAAGCGTAAATCATTTTGGGTGCTGGCAATTCTAGGTACACATATTCGTTAACCTCTGTTCGTCTGTCAGCGGAATCCGTTACATCAATCGTATGTACCACCGCTTTAGTGTTTAACACACCCCGCGTACAGCCGGTAAACGTTGTGGATGTTTTACCTGTAGCACGAATAATCTCGTCTTCAATCTTAATATAATATACTGTCTGACTTGGCGCATCCGACCAATACGCACTGTGTTTAACAGCTTCGTAAGAACTTGTGTCGTATACTGTTACTGTTGTTACTGTTGCACTTAAGGAAACCGCTAGGGTTGTTCTTGCTAGATTAAAGATATCTTTTTTCTCTAACCGCTGTACATCAGCACAATTAAATGTGTACACATTATCCTTATACGTTACATTATCTATAATCTGAGTTTGAACGGCTATATACGTTGACCAATCCGCATCCTCATACCCCATGTAAACGCGTACACGTTTCTCTTTCAAGCTGTTACCGAAGGCAAGTTCGCTAGACTGGGTTGAACGAATTTGGTTGTTTAAGTCTACTGCAGTAAACGAAATTTTACCGATACTTGCTAATGCTTTTTCTGGTTGTATGCGTTGACTAGTGACGGATAAACCTGCTATAACAGAATTGATAACCGTCGCGGCAGGAGGAGTAGCTGCATCGGAATGGCTAGTGAAATAATACAAGTCTGTATTCGCATCGTCAAAAGAAACCTCTATTGTATAACGCGGGCTCTTTACTGGGTTATTATTAACATCCGCAAATGCTGTATTGTCCTGCCTCACAATTCACGCACCCGCATACTAAGCTGCATTACTTTTCCGTATGGGTTTGAATAACGCGGTGTACCAACCAACATGACGCTAATTGGATTATCCGGTGAGGCGATAGACCCGTATGCATCAAACGTAAATATTTCACCGCCACTAACGGAACGTATGAACTCCCGCCATTGTAACCACGCACTCTCTAGAATGAAGTCTGTGTTTACCTCCCATGTCGCATCGTTACGTGTAAATAATGTTTCCGGTGTACCGTCTAATGCCATTGCTTGTTTGGCAATAGGTGTGTCCTGTGGTGTTAAAATATGTGCCTCAGTTTCAATTTCATAGGATTCATTAAGCCCGCGTTTATACCCCGTTATCGTAACAGCATCGCCAGCAGCTTCTGTTATTAAATTTACAACAGGGTCATTCACCTCAAGTATTTTTGTTGTTGTACTGGCACCATCTGCTTGAAACCAACCGTTGTTAACGTCATTAATAGAGAACCCGGAAACAAGAATCCACTCATCATCAACAACACCAGACAAGTCTGTAGCCGTCGCATTAAAAGAATCGTCGGCACTTGACGCAGATATATCCGTGCCGTTAGCTGAAAAGCCGGATTCTTCAAAACCACGTTTGGCAACGTATGTTATAGCAGTCATACTCCAACACCTGCTTGTCTAGATGTATCAGAAAATAAAACTAGGTCATGTTCGTCCATTTCGTTTTGTAGTACAGGAACAACAGTGTCCCGTATCATATCCTCTGTTATCGCGCCGTATATATTAATGGTAGTTGTACCACGCGATTCGCTTTGCGGGCCATAGGCATCGGCATTTGGTGGTGGTGATATAGGTGATGTATTAGTTGCTGTTCCAGGATTAGTAATACCTCCACCACTCCCACCAACAGCTTGCAATTGTGCGGCGCCTTTTAATGCCGCGCCAATAGCCAATGCAACACCCAATGGATACGGGCTAACAGCGAGGGCATTCATAACTGCCTGTGCTGTACTTGCTATAATAGATGCCCGTGCTAACGCCCTTGTTGCTGCTGTTTGTTTTTTACCATTCTTCGACATTAATGCTCCAAGGCCGTCAAAGATAGCAGCAGCAGCACCTAAACTACGTTGACCAATTTGGCGGCGTGCATTAGCCGCATCCTCCGCAATCTTAATTTTTTGGTTTTCGTGTTGTTGTTCTAGCTGTAACAACAATTCTTTACGCCGGATATCATTGATAAGTTCTGACTGGAAAGCATCCTCAATCATAAATGAACGGTTATCAAAAGATAGCCGTAATCTTTCTTGTTGCGACAATAAACTTTCCTCTAACATAAATAACTGGGTCGCGTACTTGTCGCTTAACGCTAGTTGTTCTTTCTCAAACAATTCTGCGTTCGCTGCACTCATTGCTTCGGAACGTGCTTGTTTTTCTTTCACAAGTTGTTCTTTTAGTTTTGCCAGACGTTCTTGATTAGCAGCAGTACTATCACTTGTCGCTTTGTTTTGTGCCTCCGTCGCCTTCGTGTTATCCCAGATTAACCTGTGTTCTTCCTGTAAAGCAGCAACAAATTTTAAGCGTTCTTCACCTATGTTTTTAACGGCGTCGAAATCTAATTTTGCAAGCGCCACGGCTTGCGCAGCTAACGCGCCGAAGGCATTACCGACATCTTTAAACGTTAGCACAACATCCTTGGCAACTTTAGCCAACCAAGATAATGCCTGAATAATACCGCGTAATGCTGGGTCAAACGTTTCCCCCATCATAAGTGCAACACTCTCCCAAACGGAACCGAGTTTTTTCATATCGCCATCTAAATTATCTACCTTGATAGACGCTTGTTCATACGCTGTTGTTGTATCCGTCAACTGTTCACGCATCTTTTTAAGTTTGTCAGAATTATTAATTAATGCCTTCGCCGCAACGATATTTTTCTTACCGAATATTTCCAACATCTGCACATCGTTTAAACCAGCCTCACGTAAGTTTATCATTGCTTGTGTAAAACCAACAACAGCAGGTTTGAACCTAGACTCAGATTGCATGGCTAAGTTCAAATAAACATTTCGTAAACCAGTACCAGCCTCAGAACCTTTTAGCGCAACGGTGGACATCACCTGAACAGCGGCATTAAGTTCTTCAAATGGTGTTTTCGTACCAGCGGCAACCAGACCAGCAACTTTAATCGCTTCAGCTGTTTCTGCGATTTCGGAAGCACCGCGTTTAGCACCAGCGGCCAATACATTAATAAACCGGGACGCATCTTCTGCCCCTGCCCCGTACTGGTTAAGTGCAACTGCTAACGTGCGCGCAGCATCCGGTAATGTAGACCCGGACGCTTCTGCTAACGTGATTGCTTCCTTAGTTACTGCGGCAAGTGCTTCAGCGTTTTCAAGTAAATCAGGTTTAGCGGACGCAACAAGTTTGAATGCTTCAGCCGCTTGGCTTGCACTCAGTGTTGTTGATTCACCAAATTCTAATGATTTTTGTTTAAGGAATTCTAGGTCTTTTCCGGTCGCACCTGTGATAGCGGATAGGTCTGCCATAGTTGCACCGAATTGGCGCCATTTGTTTGTGACAACAGAAATACCACGTAGGACAATGTAAGCAGCGCCAAGCGCCGCGGTTGCCTTACGAAGTTTTTTAGTCGCCTCCGAGGTGCTGTTTATATCCCGCTTAACCTTTTTAAAAGCTTCTTTTGTTCGGTTGTCGGCGGTGATTTTTACTCTTGTCTCTGTCACTGGCATTTTTTTCGAGCCTCGCCTCTATAATTTCCATCGCCTCGATATACGCATTTGGTTGATTAAGTAACCCACCACTGTATAGCAACACCCCGTTTTTA